TTGTCAAGTCTAAGAAGTGACAACGTGACTCAAGTGCCTCCAAGTGATCTTGCAATTTCTTGCTTTTAATACTTGAGAATTTCAAGTTTGTGATGAACACAGCACTACCATTGAAGTTGAAACTGTCAGGGATACCTTCTTGTCTCAATAGTCGTGAATCACTATTCCAGCAAATCTTTCTACGCTTACCTGAATCAAGAGCCGCTTTAAGAATGTTCAATGCTAAATCATCTTGAAAAACTGAATCACAGTCATCAAACACTAACACGTTTTTACTATCGGAATATCTATACAATTGTGCATACAATCCAAGAGCAGTCATTGCACCTTTTACAATTGTAAAGCGTACTTTCTTACCTGCAAGCTTGTCAAACATACTTGCTTTTTCCAATTGCAATTCAACACCATATGATTTACCAACTCCAGGGGGACCTGATACAATCATAGCACGAATGTCACCATTGATGGCCGCTTTTGACATTTCATCCAATACTGCAAATCGTGTTGCAATACGGTCCATTGCTTGCTCATCAGTTTCGGTAACTGTTGCTGCCTTTGCTTTAAATTCAACTGTCTGTGTCATATCTACCCCTTCTGTAAATTCAATGTCATGTATACTGTTTACTTTGATTTTTACGTTTTCAATATCAACTTGCGGAAAGTTACCGTCATTTTTGACTGTAATATACGCACCTTTTTTACCTGTTTGAAACCCTTTAACTAAGGTAAAACTTTTGTTAACAACTGCCTGATTGCGATACTCACCAAATTTAACTGAAACTGTAGTCATCAAAGCTCCTGTGTGTTAATCAATACAAGTATTATAGCAAATAACCGTTTTATTGTCAAATTACTGTTGTTGTAAAGATACAACACTTCTTGTAATTTGATTCAAAAACATCTTTTGCTTTGTAGCGGGGAGCTCCTCAAACATAGCACCTAAAAGAGAATTATAGTAACCTGCAGTAAAAGCATAACTATACTTTTCCAATGATGCTACATCAAACTCATTCAATGCAGTTTTAAATTCATACTGATTTGCTACTTTTGACATGTTCGACTCCTTTAATCAATCAATACATGTATTATATAGCCAACCCGATTTATTGTCAAATTTCGGTTAATTCCCACTTTTTAATACTTAAGTATTCATTTTCATCAATGTGTCTAACGAAGGATTTACCTTTGATTTTCATAATACTTTTAGTTTCAAAAAGCCGATCCCAAATAGAAAGTAACTCATTTTTAGGGTCTACTGCTACCATTGCTAGCGCATTATAGTCTGTTTTGAACCAATACTCTGTTGTTTTATTTGCTTTTGTCTTTTTGTGTAGTTTACCAGTTGGTTTTAGTATAAAATTTTCTGTAGTGGGTGGAGTCTCTATCTTTAGTTCACATTCACTTTTTCTATAGATATCTTCAAATCCAGTATCATAATCATAAAAGTCAGGCAATCTATATACTAACTGAAAGAAATCTTCGGTTACTTTAGTTCCATCACCGTGTATAAACTTGTTCAAGTCTTCTCTAAAGTGTGTGAGTTTTGTTCCTTTAAGCTTTAACATCATAATTTTTTTACTATAAAAATCTCTTATGATTTCAGCTTTGTTTCTATCTTCGGGTGAAACTTCTCTAAAGAACATAGGGTCTAGTAGATAGTTATCAGATGGAGGATAAATCTGTTTAGTTTCTCTTAACCTTTTTGCAACACAACTTAGTACTAACAAGTCCTCATTGAGTTCATAAATTTCATATTTTTTATAATTCTCATTATGCCAATTAAAACTAGTACCATTGAATCTATCAGATAGTCCAAGACCAGTGGCACCGAGCGTAATGCTTTGAGAAAAGGGATTCGTAGTTATACCTAAACCGTTACCAACCGTTATTTGATTTAGTGCTATACTAGGGCTATAACCACTACCAATCATTGTATTACTCATAATGATACATCTTCCATTCCAGCTGTTCTTAATCTTACATTGTGACCTAACATAAAGTTCTTACTGTCAAGTCCCTTCATTACACCTAACCAAGTGTTACGTACCAATGCCACTTCATTGATTAGTGTTTCGTAATCAACAACTTCTTGCTCACCGTCAACATACTTTTCAGCATCACGGCTAGTCAATACTCTATTATACGCCTCTAGGTATTTTTGAAAATGTTTTCGGCGAATTTTCCGTAATTGAATTTGAAGGAAATTAAGTACAGCCTCAACTTCTTGAAGTTGATTAAAACGATATTCCATTACTCCCGGTAAACTTGCAATATTCTTTTCAAGATTACCGTAAATCTTTACATCGTTTTTGGCTGAGTTAATTTCATTTTGATGGTATGCTATAAAGTCTGGTAGCAATGATAAGTCATCGCTAACACGTGAGTACCAATGTGACATTTAATTCCAATCGTCATCGTTGTCACTATCTTCTTCGTATTCTTCGTATTCTTCTTCAGTATCATGTTGATCGGCATAATACTTCAATGCAATACCAATATCCTTGTCACCACGAAAAGCATCTTTAATATCATCTGGTTCGTAGTTGTTTTCAATCAACAATGTAATCAATGCATCAGCCGCATCATCACGATCATTCAAATCTATATGATTGCGCAATGTGTCCCAAACTTCTGCTATAAAACTTAAATCACTCATTTTATACTTCCTCTACATCTTCAACAGTTTCTACTTCAACATTTGCAGTTTTGCCAAATTCTGACATTACTTTGTCTAAACAACCATCAGTATTTGCTTCCCATGCTTTGCGAAATTTCTTAATGATTTCACCATCTAGTGTTGTATACACTAGACTATTTCCTTCTTTTTTAACTAGTCCGCTACCTTCAATCATATCAAGTAGACCTGAGTAAGGACTCATTCCAGTTTCATATGGAATCTTAACTTGTACACTTTCAAAAGGTTTAGCATAACGTGTTTTCATAATCTTACACGCCGCACGAATGCCTCGTACTTCACTAATCTTATTACCTTCTTCATCTTCTTTAAGTTTCAATTTCTTCATAGCAACAAGAATACTACTTGCGTATACAAAGCCCTGACCACCTGATACTTTGTCATCTGGATCAAACATATCTTGTGATGCATATGTATGATTAGTTGCAACTAATCCAATGTTTAAGTTACCAAACATATTAACACAATTGCGAACAAGTGCAGCTAGTGCTTTGGGTTTACGACCCATATCACCTTTCATATCACCCGCTTCAAACTGATTCACATCAGTTGGCGTCAACATCATACCCAAACTATCAATGATGAACAGTACTTTAGGTCTGTCTTCGGGTGATAGTGTTTTGTAGTCTGATACAAATTTTGTAATTGTCTTGGCTACGTCATCAATCATAGCCATATTTAATTTTAACAATTTTTCTTCTGATGTGTCCACTCCGAGATTATGCAACCACGTTTCGTCCAGTGCATTTTCCGAATCAATGAGCACCACATAGATACCTTGTTCTTGTGCATGTCGTACCAAATTTCCTGAACAAATGTAGCTTTTTCCACTACCGCTTTCTCCAGCAAATACAGTAACTTTACCCAGAGGCACACCTTTGTTAAAATCACCACTAATAAGATAATTGAGTGCATAATTTCCTGTACTGATCCAATCGGTCGGATCATTAAACCCTATACTAAGTCCATCAATAGATTTAGTTATTTCTTTTCTAAACTTACTTACGTCAAACGGCTTTACCAAATCGTTCCCCTTATCAATTGTATATATTACCTGTGCACACCGTTAGTGTACACACTAAATGGTTGTTTGTCTAGCAAATCTGGACATTTTTCTGCCATTGAATCCAATTCATAATCACTTGGATAATGACGCAATGCACCCCTTGCTCTGTCACGCACTATGCTTGGTACCCTAGGCGTTTTACCTGGATCACATAGTTCTTCTAATAGTTTTTTACCTTGCTTAATGGCACGGTATCTTTCATCAGGTAATGTCATGTGAATTCTCCTTAACAGAGGGAACTGTTGTTCCCTCTTATACTATCAAGCGGCAGATGCTGCTTTTCTAGCTTTAATCATTGCTAGAATATCTTGCGCTTTGTCACTACTAGGAGCTGATTTAGGAATTGATACGGGAGTTGATACTGCCTCTGGTTCATCATCTGCTACGGGTCCTGTTGCGGGAGAGGATGCGTTTTGTGAATTTCCCTCTGATTGTTTATCCGCTGTTGTACCTGCAGGTGCATCTAAACCATATGGTCTATAGTAGTTGCCCCAACGTTCGTTGTCGTAAGGTTGTCCATCAACTGAAGCCTCAAACATTTCTTTCATAATACGCAATTCTGCCTCGCCTGGTTTCTTAGGCAAGAAGTCTGCAAGATTATATAAGCCATGTGCTTCAATGGCTTCTTGTTCAGCCTCTGTTAATGCACTTTCTTTACGTGCCCAATTACTTGTTGAATAATCGGCGTAACCACCTTTACTAGTTTTCTTAACGTTAAAGTCAAGACCACGTAAGTAATCTGTTGGCAATTCTTCCATCTCTGGATCCATCAAACTTGATTTGATAATCGTAAAGATTTGTGGGCTAATGATGAATCTACGAATAGGATTCGCAGGAGTCTTGTCATCACCCAATGGGTTTTGACGTACAAAACCTTGAAACAAATAACTGCGTTTCTTCCAGTATTTGTTAGCCATTTCTTTCAATGACTCGTCTTTGTACCAGGGTCTTACTTCTGATAGAATCGGACAAACTGATCCATCGTTATACATTTCTACACAAGGTACTTGTACAACAACTTGTTTAACATTTGGATCACCTTTAACGCCATTAAATGGCAATTTAATAATTTGACGCTCTAACCAAAAGAATGTATTCTTGTTATCTGCATCTGGTAAGAAACGAATTGTGGCTGTTGTGCCTTCGTCCATATTCCAGTGTGGGTAGATTGAGTTGTCAGATTGTTGGTTGCTACTTGAACCGTTTGACTTGTTTTCTTGTGCCGCAATACGTGCACGAATTTCGCTTAGACTTGCCATAATAATATTTCCTTATAAATTGAGATGGTCTCGTTTTTAATATTCGCCACTCCCTATGAGTGACTAACACAGAAGCTATTATAGCGAATAATAACCTCTCCGTCAATGTATTTATGCCAGATGTGGTAAACCGCACAAATAAGTGCGGTTTTATTTACCCGTTTATTTAATTAGTTTTAGAATGTGTTTTAATGGGTCAACACTTTCATTTGCACCAACAAGTTTACCGATGTTGTTATTTTTAACTTTTTCAGTTGGACCTAATTGACCTACACGCTTTTGGTTAGCATCTAAATCTTCCGCCACACCTTGCTTTAGACAATGTTTTAGTTCTTCAACGGCTTCTTCGTATGAATCGTAGCCTGCATTATCTATATTGTAAGCATAACACTTCATATACCATTGGCCGTTGCCAGGACTTGATTCACGGTCGATGCCAA